AATATTCAATCTGCTTTACCAAAATCAAAAGGCCGTCCAAAACGTGTCCATAAGACCGTCGAGGAGAAAATCACAGAGTTAGAAGAGCAACGCGACTTTTACTTCGCTGGTTTAGTTGTGAATTGTATCTCAGATGCCAACCTATTATTGCAAGATCCAGAGGTAAAGCCAGACGTCAAGGCAAGATTGATTGATAGAATTTTAACTATCGCTATTACCAAAGACAAGGGCAAAAAAGGTGGAGACGTGGGAAATACGATCATTATTAGTGACAGCATGGAGGTATAATCATGAATGGCAGGGTGGATTTTCAAACATTACGCGATGATTTCAAACGATGCGCAAAGGTCGAGAAGAAGTCTGTAGATAATTCAAAACCAACCCTGTCATTCCGTCCTGCAAGTCGTAAGCAAGAAATGTTTCTCAAGAGTACTGCTGGAATAGTTGTCTTCGGCGGTGGCGCGGGATCAGGAAAATCGTATTGCGTGGCTCTCAAATTACTGCAATGCGTTTCTGATCCAAAATTCAAATGCTTGGTAATTCGTAAAACCTTCAAGCAGATCAAAGGGGCAGGAGGTATCCTAGACACTATCAAGAATGTTCATAAAGCCGTTTACGACATGGATTACAATGGTACAGATCATGTACTCAGGTATCCATCAGGCGCTGAGATTCATTTTCGCCCAATGGGTATGAAGAAGCATTGTGACGATATTCAGGGTCAGCAATATTCGATGATAGTCGTAGACGAAGCACAACAAATTAATCAAGATAGTCTAATATATTGTCTGTCACGCCTAAGGAGTGAATGGGAAGGAATACATCAATTAGTGATGACTTGCAACCCGTTGCCAGACACGTTCGTCCATGAGCTTGTGAAACCAAACCTAGATGAAGATGGAACACCTTTAGAAGAGCATTGCGGTACTGTGAAGCACATGTTGACGCGTGGGGGAGACGTGATGATGTTTGAATCCAGCGAGGAGGCGAAAGAATTTCTTTTACCAGGTGAAGAGCCTCAGACAGTATCGTTTATTAACGCGTGTATCTATGATAACCCAGTACTACTTAAACGTCAACCAGACTATGTGTCGAAGCTACAGGCTATGACTCGGGTTGAACGTGCTAGGCTGTTGGATGGAAATTGGAACGTCCGTGAAGAAAATTCGGGTTTCTTTAAAGAAGACTGGTTGAACCCTTTGGTGATGGGTGATCGCACGGGTTTTAATAAGTACTTAGTCCGAGGGTGGGACCTAGCAAACACGTTGCCCAGTGAACAAAATACCAATCCTGACTGGACAGTTGGACTACTCATGGGAGGTAAACAACCGATATCTGCCAATGATCCTTTGGAGATTGCAGTCTTGGACGTAGTGCGCGACCGAAGACGATTTGAAGGTGTGAAACAATTAGTACTCGATACCGCACATAGGGACGGTAAGGATGTTACCATATCATTACCACTCGATCCTGGGGGAGCTAGTCATTTCACTCGACAACTTAGTGCATTGCTATCACAGGCTGGTTATAAAGTCGTACTGGCCAGACCTACTGGGGGTAAGGTCCAACGCTTCGCCATGTTCGCCCAACTTTCGGAGGCTGGTTATGTCTACGCCGATTCACGGGCACCTTGGTACAAAAGCTACTTGAATGAGTTGACTGCATTTGACGGTACTAGAAACTGTAAAGATGACCAAGTGGACGCGTCTTCTGACGCATGTTTGTATGTTATCCAGAAACACAAGCAGGCGACAGCTATTCGTGGGGGAGCGTGTATGGTTTAAAGGGACTGTTATCAAGACAGTCCCTTGATATTTGGTTAGATAGTCAGTAGATGATCAAGAGATTCTATTGTATAACACTCATTGAATCCTTCTTTGGAGAATAATTGCTTTGATATCTCGGTTGGCATTTTATAGTCCTTGACTAGCTGTTTGGCGTAGGACTCCACCACTAGGGCATCTCGTTTGCTCTCGAGGGGGATTCGTAGGTGTTCGATAATTGTTGCGTCTTTGGGTAAGCCATATTGAGTATAGCGTTGGTCGGGGCGATTACTGATGCCTAGTTTGATGATGGTTTCCACTTGTATTACGTAGAAATGGCTCGGGTCATTGAAGTGAGAGTGCATACAATGTGGACAATTGTAAACACCTTTTAGGTAAGCACCGACCTCAACTTTGACTAGATCATCACAACAGTTATGTTTCACGCTGGCGTATGTCTTACGGCCATCGCAGAAGTGATCCATGAACGTCCAACCTGGTTTGGCTGATGATTTGTATTTGGTGATCTGACACTGCTCACATCTCACTTTACCGTGACGAATATCGCCTTGTCGATAAACATCGACATGTCCACAGACCATACATGAACATTTTGAACGCACACCGTCCACCTTCTCGATCCATGTGAATCTTTCAGCTTTGCACTCGTCGCGCATCTTTGCCTCAAAGCATTTTGTACATTTTACTTCACCGCGTCGAATATTGTACTGAGCATACTCCGCGACATTGCCGCAGACCATGCACTTGACTACTGAGTATTTTTGACGATCACTCTTCCCAACATACCCAAACCACTCGGCCAAACATTCAGTAGAATACTTTTCAACACAAATCCATAGCTTTTTACTATATACTTATATACACACCAAAAGGAGGTGAAAAAATTGAAACCAAAACGTAACCACCTTCAAGCCGTAAGTTCGACCGGATACATCCCAAATTTTGGGTCACAATCTGACCTGCTATTCCCACGATCGAATGCAATTTACCGTAAGATGCTGAACCATGACGTAATATACGCGAGCATAAATACTTTATACTCACTTGCATCTTCGGCAAAGTACAAACTAAAGGCCAAAGATCAATCTGAAACGGCCATTGAAATTAAGAATTTCATCGAAGGTTGTTTCGATGACATGGAAAGTCATATTGATGATTTCATAAGACACTCGTTGACTGCCTACGCCTATGGCTTTGCATTATCGGAATACACGTTGAAATACCGTACTTCCAAAACCTCGAAATACGATGATGGTTTGATTGGTCTAGCATCAATCCAGTCCATCTCACAGGCGTCAATCAGTGGTTGGAAATTCAGCGATGATGGTGGTTTGGAATCCTACTATCAACGGGTTGTATACGACAAGGACTTCACCATAATTCAACCTATCACTATGGCTCCAGATCCGTTGACGGACGTCGAACTACCCATTGAAAAGTTGCTAATAGTCAAACAAGGTCACGACGTTGATAATCCCGTTGGAGTTTCACCGTTGGCATCAGTTTATCAGCTCTATAATGAGTTATCGCAACTTCAAGACATGCGCCTAGTCAGTACGGAACGCAACCTGGTGGGTGTTCCATATCTCAGAGCACCAGCTTCTGTTGTGGCCCCTCAGGAATATGACTCCGAGGCCATAAAACAAAACCAAGAATTAAAGAAAATCCTAAAATCCGCCACCAGAAATCGAGAAGCAGGGTTACTACTTCCGTCAGATTATATCGACGGTCAGCCTGCATACTCGTTCGAATTACTTAAAGGCTCCACGAGCGATACGACCATCATCGACAATGCTGTCAGAGATTTGATCTTTAGAATCCACACTGCTTTAGGGACAGACTATGTGGTTCTAGGTCAGGCATCCACGGGATCATTCGCTATGGCCGAAGCCAAACGATATACTATGGGTTGTATTTGTGATACTCTATTGCAGACTATCGACAAACAAATCAATAGGTTAATAGACATTCTACTGACATTCAACAATTTTGATCGAACACTTGCGCCGATTTTTGAGTTTGATTCTCTGAACAAAGAATCCGCAGACGTTCTTAGTAAAACTGTTCAACGCACAGCTTCTGTTGGAATGCTTCCAAAATCAAGTGAGGTTGTCAATGAGGTGTTGGCATCAATGGATTTGGATCCTATCGAAGACGATGCGAATCTCGATGAATTACTAACCCCATATACATCACGATCTGGTGACGGTATGCAAACAGCCGGTAACGGAACGTCGACGAATAATCTAACAGATGTTTCCACACTCAATATGGCATAGGAGGAATTACATGGAACAAGAGCTAATGCAAGCGTTATTCGTGGCGCTTGCCCCAGAGGTTGAAGACCTACACGGTCATATCTATAGCGAAGACGAAATTAGAAAGGCGTGCCACGATTATAATAAAAATTGCATGGTAACAAATCTTTTTCACGTAGCTGACACAGAGCTGTTCTACGTCGTTGAAAGCTATATAGCACCAGTTGATTTCGTCGTGAATGGCACACCGATAATCAAAGGATCATGGTTAGTTGTCGTCCAAGTAAATGACCCAGAATTATGGGCAGGTATCAAATCAGGCGAAATTAACGGCATTTCAATTAGTGCCTACGCAACAATATCTACAATTTTAGGAGAATAATTATGACAGAACGATTAGAGAATTTCGATTTTTCTGGTGACGAAGCTCATCTTGCTTTGGTTCATAAAGACCAAGGTGGCGCGGCAAATGGTTACAAGACAATCGTAACCAAGTCAGTGAAACGTGTAAAGAAAGCACAGACAGTTTCAATTGAAATGGATTTACCGGCATTTCTTCAGAAATTCTTTTTCATTTTCGAAGAGGATGCCAAAGCACTGGCCTATCTTCTTGGATACAAGGAACCAGAACTCGAAGATGGTCTCGAACAGGTTCTAGATTACAACGAATGGCTATCAGATAATGCCCTGATGATTAAATTGAATGACCCATCTACAATTTCACAGGATGATCTACAAGAGGTTGCCAATATTGAACAGGGCGTCAATGAATTATACGCCACGGTGGCATCTTCAACTATTCAAGTGATGAAGTCAAAATTCAAAGACGTCGAATCAGAAATCCACGTGATGAAGGCAGCGGTTGAGGCAAAGGATCGTGAATTGATTCTAACAAAAAAATCTCTAGAAGATGCAAATATTTCAATCGAAAATATGAGTTCTGAACTATATACATATAGGAACAAAGAGAAAGAGATGCTTATGAACAGTCGCAAGGAATCTCTTCAAAAAGCACTTGGTATGTTTGATCAACAACTGTTCGACAGCATAAAGGATCTTTCTGATGAATCGTTCTCAACCGTTATCAAGGCGCTTCGCCCAAAGGTCGATTCCAATCTCTTTGTACAAAAATCCAAACAGGTTTTAAATGCAGAATCTGACCCTCTGATGGCAGCCATCGAGCGCCTGAACAAACAATAAGGAGTTTTTTTAATGATTACCCAAGCTCAATTTCAAAGCGAATGGCTGGCGCAAGAAGTCGTCGGTCTTTCTCGTAAGCAAGTACTGTTGACCGCTGCCACTGCTGGTAGTTTAGTGACCGGCACAGTCATCGGCAAAGTGACTGCCACCGGTAAGTATAAAGTATGCGACGCCGCTGCTACCGATGGTTCAGAAGTTCCTGTGGCCATTTTAGCAGATACCACTGACGTGGTCGTTGGTGATAATGCTGTAGTAGCCGTTATCTCTTATGCTCGCGTGGCACTCGCAAAACTGATTTACGATGATGCTTACGACGCAGCGGATATCCAAGCAGCTCTCGAAGCCAAACTGTTCAATGTACAATAAGGAGAATAATACATGACAATCAATACAATTTTAAACCTGGACAATCCATTTGGCTTGGCGGATCTTTCTTCTCACGTTGAGAAGTTCAAACCAAATCCGGGTGTAGTAAAGCAATCTGGAATTTTCAGTGAAATGTTTGCAGATCAGCGTCTAGTATCTTTCGATATCGAAGACCATAAAGGTGAAATGCTACCAGTACCAGAAGGCGTTTTCAACCACGCTGAGAACAACGTACTGAAAACTGCTACGTTCTCCCTGACTCGTTATCACATGGAGCGTCGTATCAGTGCCGAAGAAGTAATGCGATATCGTCGCGCAGGTAGCGCAGGTGCTACCATGTTGAATGACGTAATCGCCAAAAACCTGATGCAAATTCGAGCCGAAATGGATTTGACAATCGAGCGTACTCGTATTCGATCTCTGGTAGACGGTAAGGTGATTGGCTACAATGGTCAGGTCAATGTTGACTGGTATGCTGAGAATGGCTTGGTTCAGGCTGAAGTAGACTTGGCTCTTGGTTCATCCTCTACTGAAGTTCATACTAAAATCCAAGATGCTTTGACTTTGGCTCGCGCTGGTGGAAATTATGGTGCAAGTGGCTACGCATGTTTCATGAGTCCAACACTGTTTAACAAATTTGTTGGTCACAGATCAGTAAAAGATGCGTTTACATTGAGCCAATCAATCAACCCATATAAAGATGGCATTCAAACTGGTGTTGCAGGCGCTCGTGTATTCCCATTCGCTGGTGTGACGTTCTTAGAAGTTCCAGATATTAACTCCGCCATGCCTAATATGGAAGGTCGGCTGGTAGCAGTTGGTGGTGATCTGTATCGCACCTACTTCGCTCCTGTATACTCATTCTCCAATGACATGGATGCAATTGTTCCTCGTCAATTATACGTGAAACAATTCATGAACGAGCGTGATACACATCTGACAATTTCTGCTGAGATGATCCTTGGAAACGTCTTGACAATGCCAGCAAGTGTTGTTAGAGTGTTCAGTGCATAATTAGAAGGAGGTCAACATGGCATTAACAGATATTCAAATTATACGTCTAGAAATCGGTCTTGTTAATGATAACGCCGATCTATTATCTGATGACGACATACAATATTTCATTGATTCCACCGTTGACCTCAATGCAGCAATGGAGAGGGCAGCATCTGCTGCTCTCTTTTCTTTAACTACGATGGTCAATTCCAGAATCGGAAGTGAATTATCAATGTTTGATTCACAACGATATAAACAATACGCCGAGCATCTCAAATGGTTCATCTCCGAACGTCGTCGACGCTCCGTAAGTGTCGGTGGATGTTTCTTCGGAGGAGTCACAGAATGACGGGCATTTTAAGTAAACGGTACTTGAATTTAATAGGATCTCAAATTTCAAAACATGGAACAGTTGTTCTTTATCACTCTCAAAAGGATGTCACCTATGATCCAGTGGATGGATCAGTGAGTAGCTCAGAGGTGTCAATTGAAACCCCAGCTTTAAAATCAGTAATACGCGAAGTCGCGCCGTCTGGGGTAGTCACTTCTTCAACATTATTCTATATACCAGCACAGTCATTTGAAGATCGTGGATTATTCACATTTGGAGTTTTCGGTAGCGAGGAATTTGATTTAGCTTTTCGTTTCCAACGATACGGCAAAGCATCCTCTGAGGTCTACGAGCAGACCCTAATAATCGACCCAAAAATTAACCACACAATTCGTCATGCTGGAATAGTCTACATGATAACAAAGCTGGATTTGGTTTTTGTTGGCAATAAAGTGGTAATGTTTAAATTCTGGGGAGTAGACAATTGAAATCAGTATTCGCAATGGCCAACACAAAAATTCTTCATAGCATTCAATCAGATTTGAAAGAGGTGGCGAAGATTCTAGTTGATAATTCACCAACTGTTTTCGAGACTGCCAATGGATCGTTTGCTGGTACTCCAAGTGACCCAGTTATTTATGCCAACGGTCAATCAAATATAGTAGGGGATTTCAAAAATTCATGGAGTATTAACGAGAATACCAAGAGAAATCCTGATCCGAATGGTTTTGATTCCATAAATGTTTCTTCGGTGAAGGCTGGTCTGGTCAATTTCGGAGAGAATGTTGTTCAGAATGGCTGCGGATACGCCAAGGATGTCAATGAGAATCACCAAGTGATTGAGCAATCAAAGGAAAGTATCATTGGATTCCTTCGCACTAAATACAAGGGAGGTAAGTAGATGTCAGTGTTAAACATTCGCCATGACCTTCGAGTGAGCATCCTCGAAATCGAAAGCCAGCTTCCAGATATCGTATTTGAAAATATGAAGTATGATCCTAGTATCGGGGCAAATTTTGTGAAGTGCTGGGTATCATTCACACAATCAATGAACCCAACAATGGGAGATTCTTTTCATAGAATCGTTGGGATTTTCCGTCTAGAATTGAACTTCCGCTTGGGAACAGGTGAAAAAGATATTATCACAGTTGCAGATATTATCAAGGATCACTACAAAAGAGGAAAGACATTCGGAACTACTTGCCTACAGATAACAGATACACCTACCATCGGAGTTGGATTCGAGAATGGTTCTCGATACATAATTCCAATTCAAATCAATTGGGCAGCAAATGTCCTCATCTAACAATTTAGGAGAATAATTTATGACATGCTTAAAGACAGCATCTGGTTTAAACAAAACAATCATTTACAAAAAACACGCCAAGACAGACGCTATTTGCTATGGTGATTTGCCGACAGATGTTTCAGGTGGTGTTGCAACCCGTCGCGTTACTGGTACTTTCAACCTGAACAAAGAGACATACAAATCAGCAGAAATTCGGACTGATTATCAGGTAGTTGATTCACGTCACGGTGTTCGCTCAGTTGACGGCTCACTGTCTGGTGAACTGTCCCCTGGATCATACGCGACTTTCTTGGGTAGCGCGCTGTGTAAAGACTTTGCAGCTCCTACCGCTCCGACAGCCCCAACGAGTATCGCGGTGAACGTCGCAAGCGTTGGTGATTCTTTCGGTACTGTCACCCTCGTCGGTGGAAACTTCTATGGTATTGTCACAGTCGGTTCGATTATCCGTCTAAGTGGTATGACCAACTCTGCCAACAATGGAGTGAATCTTTTGGTGATGGCTCTTGGTAGTACCACTACAACTGTTACCTCAGTGAGTGCGATTGCTGTCAATGGTCAGAGTTTGGTGAATGAATCAGCCAAGACTGGCGCAACCTATTCAGTCATCGGCAAGGAATCCTATATCCCAACAACTGGTCACACTGACGATCACTATACTGTTGAACAGTGGTACGATGATCTGAGCATTTCAGAGGTATTCGTTGGATGCAAGATCAACACAGTCGCCGTGAATGTCCCAGCCAATGGTCTGGCTACTGTCGATTTTGCATGGGTTGGGAAGGACTTGGCCAAAACTGGTAGTACCAGATTCTTAACCAATCCTACTGCACAATCTAGTACCAAAGTGTATAGTTCTGCAACTGGTGTATTATTGGTCGATGGTGTTCCACAGGTAGTAATTACCGGTGCCAAATTGAACATCAATCGTGGTCTGACTCAGGATTCGGTAGCATTTGCTAATACCAAGCCAAATAACAATGTGGGTACCATCATGGTTGATGGCGAGATTACTACCTTAATGGTCAGTGAATTGAATCTGGACGCTTTTGATGCTGAGACAAATCTGTCTCTGGTATTCCTGTTGGCAGCCGATTCGAGTAAGACTAGCGACTTCATCACCTTTGCTTTACCGAAAGTTACATTTGATTCTGCGACACGAGACGATGGTGCCAAGACCATCTCCGAAACAATCAAATTCACTGCTGTAAAAGGCGTCACAGGCGCTATCACATCCACCTTGATTATCCGTGACAGTCAAGCGTGATATTAAAATCCCCCTGATGATTCAGGGGGATTTTTTATTGGATAATCTTCGAAAATTCAAAATCAAAAATTCAAGAGCGCCAGCTTCTCATCAAATTCTTGTTTAACCTTAGCAGAGAATTTCTTTTCAAACCGTTCAGTTAGTTTCTGTTTACGGTCTTCGAAGGTGTAACCTTCCTCGATTAAGACAGTGTTGGTTCTCTGCAAGTAGTGAATGGCCGTGATTTGGGTTTCAGTTAAATATTCCCGCAATGCTTCGGTATCATCTATTCCCAATTTCTCACGTAATTTTTTGGCCGTATATCCAGTGACAATCTTGTTGATAAGGTCAGCCTCGTTCGAGTAGTGGAAGAAGGTCGTCTGCTTTCCTAGTTCTGTGCGATGGTCTAGGAGTGCTTGGGTCATATCTGGAAATTCTAACCGTGCCGCTTGGCGTTCTGCGATACGAATTTGTTCTGAAATAATGAACTTGTCGAAGGCACTGTATACAATTACCTCGAAATCAGATGAAAGCCATCCGCAATAGCGTTGGGCTAATAACCGTACAGCGTAGGTTCCGCCATTACGACCTTCTTTTGTTACTACGGGATTATGCGTAGTTTCATCTACCTTCTTCAAAGACTCAACGAAGTTCTTCGCCATATCAGTGCGGAAGAAATCACTTGGGTTTTTACGTTCGACGTCAAGGCCACTAGCAATAGCCGCTTTGTGAAGATCGTTAAGGCAGTACCGGCCTTCTTTGTCTTGGCGGATTGTCGTTTCAAACATTACAATATTCATATAAAACTATCTCCTGATATCAGAACGACAACCTTACCACAACCATTCACAGAAAATCAACCAGAAAACAAGCCCACCTCAGACAAATATCAGACCAACCTCAGACCATCCACAAGCCTTCCAAGACCATCCCCAAGACATCTTAAAAGAATCGTTCCTAGGGCGTCTGAGAGCCTTGTAGATGGCATCCACAAGCCTTCCAAGACCATCCCCAAGACATCTTAAAAGAATCGTTCCTAGGGCATCCTAGAAGCCCTTATGAGGCATCCACAAGCCTTCCAAGACCATCCCCAAGACATCTTAAAAGAATCGTTCCTAGGGCGTCTGAGAGCCCTTATAAGGCAAGAGAGTATTCTCGACAGATATCGCCAAGGAATTGGGCGTAGGTACTGGTGAAGCCATCGAGATGATGAGTAGATGTGCTAGTTTGAAAAGAGTAGGTAGGTACTTCGTGAAGTGTTAGTTTGGTTGTCTGTGGATGGTCTGTGGATGGTCTGTGGATGGTCTGTGGATGGTCTGTGGATGGCCCACTGACGGCTAAAGGCACACTTAAATGGGTGTGTGGCGAAAAATCAAATATAGATCTTATTATAAGGGATTTTCAGATTCGCCACACACCCCATAAGAGGTAGGGGAGGATTCCTCCCCGAATTCCCAATTATTCTCCTTGAATCACTTGAGGACTTCCATGATGTTTGATTAGTCTATGCAATAATGGTAATCTATCCATTCAACATTCTACGAGGATCATTATGAATATTTCACTGAACGATCAGAACATTGCAATTGATAAATTCGGTCGATATCGCCTTAATGATTTGCACAAGGCCGCGCTGAATGCTGGGTTGGATGTAGCGCACAAAAATCCAGGTGACTTCATGCGCACACAGATGGCTCAAGCATTTGTCGATGTCATTGAAAAAAGTGGAACGCTTGGACACGCTCCAGTCGAAGCCATCCCCCGTGGTAAAAACGCAGGAACATTCGCATCTCGCTCTGTTTTGTTCGCTTACGCTGCGTGGTTGAATACATCATTGTATGCTAAACTAATACAATCATTAGAAGATTTTTCTCTTATCCAAGAGGCACTAAACAACTTCGAGGTACCCGATGACATTCCAGATATGTACGTGTATGCCATCAAGAATACGTCTACAGGAAATATCAAATTAGGAATCTCTAAGAATCCAGAGCAACGTCTGAAACAACTTCAAACTGGTTGTGATGGAAAGTTGGAGTTAGTCGCTTATAGAAAAGCCGTTAATGGATTCAAAGACGAGCAGCTTCTTCATATCGAGAACAAACAATATAACATTCATGGTGAATGGTTTGTCGAACAGTCAATGGATGGTTTTGGTAAGTAATCCAACACAAGGCCATCAGATGCTCATGGTGGCCTTTTAATTATCTGGGAAGGTCTTTGGTGCCATTACGTCATGGAATACTTCCTAGAGCGTCTGAGAGCCTTGTAGAAGCATTCTGATAAATATTTCAACATTTCAAATAAGCAATTCAACTATATACAAGAAAGGAGAACAGAAAAATGTTCATAGACAATCAAGATCTCGTCAACGAGATCCAACTATCAAAAGATAACCCAACCAAAAATCTAACCGAATATCTGATGACGATCGCAGAAGGTATCGCCAAGTCAAAGCATTTTAGACATGCGAGCCACCTTCGTGAAGATTTGAGTTCAGAAATTCTAGCATCTCTCTTGATCAATTACAAAAACTTCAATCCAGAAAAATCCACGAATGCCTTTGGATACCTCTCGACCATTGGGATAAATACAGGCAGAGCATTCATTAAAAAAGAAATGAGTCTCGATGATTTTCGCAAAACCATGACAATTTTAGCAAGAGGAGAATAACGATGATGTGTGATTATGATTTGAAATATTTAGCAGGCATTCCAGAAGTAAAGCGCGTCGTGGAGTTGATCGAGGATCTTGACACTGAACTTCACAGAGCGTTTGATCAAGAAATAGTTGAAATCCAAAATCACCTCGTTGAAGACCTAAAAAGATTGATCATTGAATCAAAAAACGGCTACTGTTTATCAGACGCGGACATCGACAAAATAATCGACCAGTTGGTCAGACCTTTCTAGTAAAGCATTCCAACTAAATAATCTAGGAGGGCATCCTTGTATGCTCTCCAATTTTAAGGAGAATTATCATGCAAGACGATCACAGAGAATACTCAAAAACATCCAAGAAGTCTCGCAAGGTTTACACCCGAGAAATACGAGAGCGAAAGCGCCTTGGTGAATTAGCAACTGATATTCTAACTACATCTGCCACATTGTCAATAGCAATCATCATCGCGGGGGCATTATGATTCCACGTATAGTCGTAACAGAAAACCAATTGAAAGCCGTTTTCGGAAATAAGTTCAGCCTAGCTGCCGTGAAACGTAATAGAAAGTTGCTCAAATTATTGAAGAATTATTTATACCACTGTGGGTTCGAACGTACAATGGCCAATGGCAACAATTCATTCACCTTCGAGCTGGCGCCCAAGGCTGCGTATAGGCGTGCTGATGGCGTGGTTGACAGTTCACCAAGGGTTAGTGCTCCTGAGCGTCTGGATGCTGCCTGGAGAGCTTCTGGAAGGTGTTCTCTGGATGCTCGGCTATTATCTGGTGATGGTACGTTGAATCATATACTGACAGTCATGAGACGGCAGGGAGAGCGGGAATGAGGTGCCAGCGATGAGGGAATGCAAATGAGAGGTTATCCAATCAAGGAGTGGAATACCGATGATGGTTTCTACTCTACCTATGCACTGGCCCATATCCTTGGGTGGGACTTTCGAACGTATTTGAAATTTACCAACGCCATCTGCTTCAAGCTCGCGAGGAGTATAAATGGGTATTCTTCTGCGGCGCTATCAATATCTAAGCATCGTCGATTGATAGGCGGATGGCTGTTCGTCGACGTGCCGACATTGAACTTTTTCCTAGATAGGTTTGGTTGGCCATCTATTGAAGATGCCTTCTCGTGTTTGGACCATGGGATTAGACCACTTGATTATCTGGCAAATACTGGGGTCGAAGATCGGATCATTATCGAAGATTATCGTGGAAAATCACGTATTTTCCCTGAAATATCTCACAACATATTGGATTGTCGTCAATTTTCTGACAGATTGTTCAACAAAATTAGTGAAAATAGAAAAAAGTGTCAAATTTCTGTCAAAATGTTTTGTAGAGTTGCCATCAAGCATCGTCGTATAGAAATCCACACAAAACGTGTGGATTTGCCAAGAATCCCTATAGAGATGCCTATAAGGACAGTGGCAGGCGCAAGGGACTGTTTTAGGACAGTCCCTATGGCTTGGTTAGATAGTCAGTAGAAGGTCAAGTGATCCCAATGAATAGCACTCGTTATAGCCTGATTGTGTGAATAATTGCTTGGCTATGTCCGTTGGGAGTTTGTAATCTTTCACGAGTTGTTTGGCGTATGATTCTACCACCAAGGCGTCGCGCTTGGTCTCGAGAGGGATTCGTAGGTGTTCGATAATCGTTGAGTCTTCTGGTAAACCGTATTGAGTATACCTTTGATCTGGACGATTGCTGATGCCAAGTTTGATTATGTCGTTGATTTGGATCACGTAAAAGAATGATTGGTCACTGAAGTGCGTGTGCATACAGCGCGGACAATCGTAAGAACCTTTTAGGTAAGCACCGACATCAACTTTTACCAAGTCGTCACTGCACGAGTGCTTGAGGTTCACGTATGTCGTACGATCCTCGCAGAAGTGATTTATAAATGACCAACCATTTTTGACCACTGATTTATACTTGGTGAGCTGGCAATGTGGGCAATCGTAAGAACCTTTTAGGTAAGCACCGACGTGAACCTTGACCAATTCACCGCCGCACGAGTGCTTGAGGTTCACGTATGTCGTACGATCCTCGCAGAAGTGATTGATAAATGACCAACCATTTTTGACCACTGATTTATACTTGGAGATCTGGCACTCTTTGCAGCGAACTGTTCCAGCACGAATATTAGTTTGTTGATACTCCCCGATTGCCCCGCAGACCATACACCGGACAACCGAATAATTCACCCGAGAACTCTTCCCGATATACTCAAACCCGGCGGCCAAACACTCAGCAGAATATTTTTCATCAATACTCATATCACACCTCCAAAAAAGTTGAGTAGATTATCCACCAAAACGACCAAAAGGTCAAATAAAAAAAGCCCCGTCTCATAACAGAAATCGGGGCTTAGTGTGCATCAAAGGAGGATATACAAGTATCGAAGAAAATTCACTAAACTTCGATATAGAAATACTACATTGTTCACACGAGCATGTCAACCATTTTTATAAAAAAATCACTGATTTATTTTCCACGAGCATTCAAATTCCCGAACCCAGAAAATATCACTGACTATTCATCAGGACAATCATCGCAACGGTTTGTCTCAACAGTGGTTGTCGATTCTACTGTTCTTGGAGAACGTCTCGGCGATTGTAGGTGAGATTGTCCATTTAGATTGTAGGTGAATTGTTCTCTGAGATTGTAGGTGAATTGTTCTCTGAGATTGTGCCCGAGACATTCACGATGCCTAACAGCGGCATTCTCCCAATCATCCGCACGTAACGATTTGAAAATATCAGGTGATGGTTTGGGGTCGAGGAACCTTTGTTGGACTGTGTGGGACTATTGGGGGATCATTATGAGGACTATTTTTGGGTGATCTCTTTGGAGAGCCATTGAGAAGACATTGATAAGCCATCGAGAAGACATTGATAAGCCATCGAGAAGCCATGCAGGGCGTCTTGGTGGATTGTCTGTGGACTATTCAAGGAACACATTTTAGTGAAGCCATTCGGCGAACCTTTGAAGACATCCTAGACGGCCATAATGGGTGGGTGCTACCAGAATCCTAGGTGTTATAAGAAAAGACCTATTTTTGACGTTTTCTGGTAGCACTTTTTGAATGCCTAACTCAAACACCCACCCATTACCGCTGACTTATTGCTGTCTGATTTCCTTTAGGATCATCTCAATTATTTTGCCATGATCATCACCATTAGAGGGGGCAGCTTCACCGATGTCCATTGACGCACCACGAATGAATGACGATGGGCATAGAGAAGAAACCTTTGTTTGACATCCATCAACTCGCATGTTTTTAACCACAACTTCAATCCCCAGATTTCGTAAGAATCCAGCAATGACCTTTCCACTAACGGTCTCAAAATCTTTCCCTTTAGCATCACCAACACGTTTGCCAAACTCGAAGCCAAAGCATGTTAGGTAATTACCAGTAACGATCTTACGAAGTTCCATCCGATGATTGAACGGGATCCCTGCGAATGTCCCGCCATCATTGAAGCAATACTCTCTCAGGGTTTCGATGACCATCTTGTTCATATCGCCGCTCTTGTGAGAACCGTTTCCGATTTCTACGAGGGTATCAAATAGGTCTTTATGAGAATCACGCAGAGCTTTGAATGACAATGTGCGCTCTACCATTTTCTTCTCGATGACAGTCTTGACGTTGTTACGATCATCCAAGAAACCATCTTCAACATTGAGAAGCATTTCCATATTGATTTTGGTACGTTCTGCGATGAAGTCATCACCCATTTCTATCACGACGTCATGTTCGATCTCGAATGCTTTTCGATCAGCAAAAGAATTGTACACGCCTATCGGAAGGTCTGGTTTGGCTGCTGCGACCTTTGTACAGACGTCCTCAAGGTTCATTACAGATGCCAGTTTGCGATTCAGAGCAACATCACTGAGGTCTTTCAGCACCTCGACGACCTCAAATACTTCACCACGATGCTTGAGCAATTCAATGAAAGAATCCATTGGGCATTGGTCATAAACATAGCGGAACGTGTCATTGTGACCTTGCAAGTGAATCATCAGCTTACCTAGGTCGACGTCAGATCTAAACTCGACTTGTTCCATATCTTTACGAGCTTGCTTATAGTCATTGACGGCCTCATCATTCAATTTACCCGTCATTCTTGAGGAATCCCATCCAACCTGTTGGAAGAATACTGTGACAGGCATCTCTTTACCTCCTACGACGCCCACGCGACGGCTTCTACGGAGACCTTGTAGCGCATCATAGGGTGATACCACCCCATTGATTAAACCAATCGTAGGCCACTCTACGCTCGTTATGGAGGTGCCCACATTCATGCTTGGCGAATACACGACGTAGTCGTACTTCAGAACTTCTTCATTGGGATTTGACAAAAAGTCTACTTCCTTGTCGGATTTTTTATCAGCATTGATGGTCAATACTCGTTTACCTTTTGAGGATAAACCAGCCGAAATTTCATCTGTGGCCTTTTTTGAGTCAGCGAAAATGAAAGCATTTCCGTAACTTACGGCCAAGTCAAACAGAGATTTCCAATCGCGAGTTGTTGTCAATTGGTACGATGGCTGGTTGAACTCTTTGTGTGTATTATTGATAAATTTGTCGATACCAATGTACTCGGCGAGTTTTGATGCCGGATAGCTGTCATCAGCATCCAACAGGATTACTTGACCACAATTCTTCAATGCCTGTATAATTGATTTTCTGGATTCATATTTCAGGAAGGAATCACCCGACAGTGACAATGATGCCGCGACACGAACCCACTCATCTACAACGATAACCTCTGGGATGAACCCATTACGGATTACTTTTTCGTTCATACTATTGGGGGTACTCACCACGATGTCGGCACCAACGAATTTTTCTTTGATGGCATCCAGATCATTGTAAATCATCACAGATAATCCCGTCTGTTCAAGTTCAAATTTTGCCTGCGAGCACAGGGAGATAGTCGGTGCAACGTAGAGGATTTTTTTCCCTAAATTAGCGACGACTTTCTTAACGATGTGGTCAGTTTTCCCTGAACCGTGAACTGATTTCAGGAATACACTGTGACCATATTCGATTGATTTCTGAGCAGCACTGAATCCCTTCGTGTCAATGAACAAAGTATTTGAGATCACTTCTTCGACGGCAGGTTTCAATTTGCGGATGGCCTCGGCATTTTCGAGGGGGTCATTGCCACCGATCTTATCGAAAGCTGTGCAGATGGCCATGCGACGTGCCATATTGTAAGGCATACCAGACAATTCGAAATGCTTTACAACCAAATCGAATGGGTTGTATCCCTTACGATCATGAACCAATTTTCCAATTGACGAAAAAAAGTAATGAGAACCATTGAAGCAGATTTTCCCCTTTGGACTTGAACCATTCTGATCGGGCGTGAACAACAGGTCACGAGTATTTGAGCGACGGCATCCGACGGCCACGGCCAATTCCTTAACATCATCAATTGAACAATGTTTGTTGAACCGTTCAATCAATAATCCGTAATGATTGTCGCGCAAATCTTTCACCTGAGTTTTTGGGAGAACAGTTGCGGCGACGTTCAATTCAGGAAAGAACTCCTCGACAATCTCCTGCGATGGATCCCATAATCCACCCTCTATTACTTGACATTCTTTGTCAATGGTATAACCATTTGGAACAACTGGTTTCAGAAATACAACGCGATTCTGTTGTGTCGTGAACAGTGCTGGGTCAAGAAGAATCGGCAACTTGTTATCAATGCGGCGATGTTTCCATTGATTGAAAACCTTATCGGCGTGTGCAGAGTGTTCAAGGATAACAAAGACGTGATAATTATTCTTTTCAAGCTCCTTGATTGAACCAGAGGATGATTTGCAAATCAATTTGCCTGCCTTGGCAAATGAAGGGTAATACTCTGTGAACTCATTGAGAGCATCTTCGATGGTCATTCCTTTTGGGAGGTCATCGAAGTCCATCAGCACCAGGGCGTGCTGTCCATAGGCAAAGTTTTCTTTGGTACGTCCGTACTCACCATTCTCTTGTCTGGCGTAACGATTTGCCCGAATCGTAAATGGATTGTCGGTGCGTTTGTTATGACCAAGGATGAGCATCTCATTGGGAGATGCTTCGTCGAGGATAGTCTTTAGATCATGTAAACTGTTTATGTGAATGGTCTCAGCCTTTGCGTTGACGATTTCACCAGTTTGTTTGTCTTGTTTTGTGAGGGTGCCGTTCTTGAGAACGTACTGTTTTGCGTATTTTTGATTTGTCTGAATTTTTGTTAATTTTACTTGCATGGTGTGCCACTCCTTTTGATTGTTTGGATTATACTTGCCTATACTATATATAGTCAACCTTGTGAATATTTAGTTGAAGGGTTTTGTGGATTTTGGTTAGGGATCTTATGGATTTTGGGTGAGTGTCTTTGTGTGGTGGACTATGGCTGGGAGGTCTACGGATCGTAGATGCCTAGACGTTTTGATTTTTGCCTGAATATACTCGTTGTAATATCGAGAATCATTGATGGCGTTCGTTACTATTTGAAGAAATAGTTCAACGTAATTTAGTTCGGATTTTGAAGAGCATAGGTGGATGATATGTTTTGAGTATGTATGACCTTGTTGAATGTCGGTTGATTGTTTGTTGACTATCGTCAAGGTAGTGTGTATATTGTGATATCTATATCCATTGGAGAATTTAGTATATGAACTTAGTGATGTTTGAAACAGCAATCCGCCAAGACAAAGAAGGTCGTTACTGCCTGAATGATTTGCACAAAGCGGCCATTGCCAGTGGTCTTCCAGTGGCGCGAAAGAATCCCGCTGAATTTTTCAGAACAGATATGGCGAATAACTTCGTTGAGTCGGTCAAGAAGGCTGGATTACTCACAACGGAAGAACCCGTTGTGCCCTTTACTGTGAGAAACGGTGGCAAAAACCCAGGTACATACGCAGTTCGTCTAGTAGCTCAACGATACTGTGGATGGTTGTCTTCGGACTTTGAAGTCGCCGTGTATAGTCTTATCGACAAGTACTCATACGAAGAACTCCAACGCAAAGCCATCCGCGAGAATGCCCGAGAAGGTTACAAAGACCTCACAAAAGCGTTGAAATATTCATTCGAAGTCATTGGAAAAATACCAAAGTTCTATCACTATTCCAACGAGGCCGATATGATAAACAAGATAGTCCTAGGGATGACTGCTAAACAATTTCGAACCGAGCATGGTTTGAATGACGACGACCAAATCAGAGACCATCAGACGCCATTCCAAATATTTTCCATTGAGCAATTACAACGCATGGATGAACAGTTAATTAACCTTGGATTCACAGTCGAACAACGTAGAAATGCTTTACATAAACGTTTCGATGAACTGTCGATTAGGGCTATTGGATTGTCTTGATAAGACGAAAGAACTGATTGAAGAGTATTCTGGATGCTCATTTCTGAGCATCGCTGTTTCAGTAGTAAAAGGCGGGGCAAAACAAGGTACTTACTCAAGAAATTGGCACTATGGGAAATCCCATAGTGGTCATAAACGGGGCTTTTCTTTTTCAATGAGAAATCAAGCCATTCAACTATATACAAGTATACAACCCATTAAGGAGAAAATCTTATGCAACTCAAATCCGCCTTCTTTAAACAAAATCTAACCGAAAAACACACAGTAAAACAAGGGGCATTCACTGTTGAACTACAGGTCAAATATGCTGGCTCGCCGAAGGTAGCAAAGCACGTCGAGAAATGTGTCAACGACTCGCTTGGACATTATGCTACGGTTCAACGACTTGTTAGTCGAGCCGAGGCAGAACAGTCCGATGAATTGTCCACCCAAGCATTACTTGAGTCCCTGACATACTCTGCCAACCTAAATGATCATATTGTGCAGCACTTGATCAATGGTTACTACGATGACGGCGGAGAAATGGTTTTACTTGACGAACATGGCGTCAGTGAGCTGATGGAATACTTCACGGTAGAGACGGTCAAGGGCATCGTTGAATTTTGTAGCAAGCCAGAGAATTTCGGTTTAGAACCGCTCATTAAGGAGGAATAATCATGTACGATTTCGGATCATCAATAGACATTCAAGGGGCGGTCATCCACGTTCGCGGATCACTAGACGTTACACACCGTTATCCAATGTTCGATGATGATCACGAAGAACGTTCTTACATGTTCATTACTGGCTGGGAGGGAGTGTTTATGGATGATGCTCCTTTTCACTATAGCGTTAATAATGCAAAAATGTTCATGCAAGATCCTCGTATAAAACGTATGGTTCTAGCAGAAGTGAGCCGGGTGAATGACCGCCATGCTGAATTGTTGAAAACTCTACGTGAATACTGCGAGGTGGCATTCGATGGTCTGCGGAATGTCGATGGATCATCAAAGGATTCGCATATCGAAGCAGAATCGTCATCGCCGTTTGCGAACACGGTCAAACGAAAATCCAAGCCAGTAGTTGAGAATGATTTACCGAAATGTTTGGAGTCGTACTTCCGATTGTACCTGGATGCTTGTAGCTTCCGAGTTAATGGAATGAGCGTCTGTCCGATATCGTTGACGGTGTGCGAATCATTGTGTAATATGCACGGTATTGTAATGACACCGTTCATCCTGAAAATGCTTACTACGATGGACGGTGTATTTTTAAGCGTGTTTAATAAAGGTGTGTGAAAATGTTGAGTGAGAAATATTCTGCTGAATGTCTGGCCGAGGGGTTTGAGTATATCGGTCGCGGATCTCGTAAAGACTACTCGGCGGTCAAGTGCAATGTCTGTGGGACTGTGGATGAGTTTCAGCGAGGCAATATTCGTGCTGGGCGAGTTCGCTGTAAGACATGCCACGAAACAAAGATGAAACAGGAATGTCTTGAACATGGATTCGAATGGATCCGTAAGGTCGACGGGAACAATTCACTGTGTCGTTGTTTGAAATGTGGGCATGAGGATACATTCGAACAAGGTGCCATGCGCAGAGGTAAGGTAAAGTGTTATCAATGTCATGATACAAAAATGAAGGAGGAATGCACAGCGCAAGGCTTCGAATGGATCCGTAAGGTCGACTGGAACAATTCACTGTGTCGTTGTTTGAAGTGTGGCCATGAAGATACATACCAACAAGTCCACATGCGCAATGGCAAAGTAGCATGTTCAAATTGTTCCCCTGGACATTGGAACGAACAGTGTTTCTTCTATTTGGCCAGAATAACTTACCAAGACACTACCATCATCAAAATAGGTGTTGCCGCTGATCCCCATAAGAGATACACTCAATATGGTTTGATACCTGGTGCAGATATTACTGAGATTCTCCGACTACGTTTTGATACAAAATTAGAGGCAGTTGAATTCGAAAGCAAGATGAAATCCTTACTACAACCACTTCGTATTCCACCAGACCTTGCAAAGTTGGTTCTGACATACCAGGGATTCACTGAGTGTTATTCCAGTGATGCTGAAGAAATACTCAAAGACTCTTTCGTTTAAAATCTAATCAAACCATCCCCGCCGATGGGTATTCATCGGCGGGGTTTTTTCACTTAAAGGAGGTACATTTCATGGCCGACATCATCGACATCGGTTATCGTTTGGATTCGAGCCAATTGGCAACCGCTCTACAACGCTTCAAAGATGTAGACACGCAAGCGATCAAGTTAGAAGCAAGTTTGAGCAGACTGTCCAATAGACAATCTCGTATTTCAACTAGTACTAATATAAAATCAGTCCAAGACGAACTACACCAGCTTGACAAACAGTTGAAGTCATTGCGCAACGTGACCGTGAGCGTAAACACGAAAGCTGTGACTGATCAATTCAAGAATGCTTCCATCGACTTGAAAGTCAACCCGATAATAGACCTCGCTAAATTGAAATCTGAGGTCGAAATTGTCGTTCGCACTTTCATCCACGGTCAAGGCCAAACTCAAGGTCAAACAGCGTCATCACAAAGAATAACCAATACTACTCCAGTTGCATTGCCTCCGACAATGGCGCGCAATATTACCCAAGACATTGACCGCCTTATGGGTTTGCCCACGTCATCCAATCGCTTATCGACGATGCGGAACGCACTTCTTGGAAAGATTCTCGGAGAATTAGGTGACGATTTTGCCAGAGTGGTCAATGACGCCAAGAACGCATTTATCCGGGCGTCGATGAAATCACGTGATATTGATCAATCGTTCAACAAGACGGTGGCGAAATATACACCCAGTGCGACGGCTGTGGCGAATAGAACCCCAGATGCAATTACAGCAGGTGTGTATAAGAGTGAAGAAATTCAGAAAGTGCTCGGAGCAGCCATTGCCAAGCAGACAAACATTTCGGATTTAGCAAAAAATATTCAAGAAGCTCAGAAACAGGCACTAGTACTAGAGTCCACGTTTGGTGGTATTGGCTCTACGATACGCCAGATAGCGGGCATTAGTATACTAGCGAGTATAGGATCGGGACTCTCGGAGTTGATAACTGCTGCCGATAAAATGGAGGCACTGCAACAGCGAATCAAACTTGTTTCAACAGCTTCAGTAGATTTGGAAAAAACCCAACAGTCACTTGTCGATATTGCAAATGCTAACGGATCATCTCTCGAAGCCGTTGGGAAATTGTATACTCGAATCGTCCCAGCGATGGACTCCTTTAATGTTAGTATGAAAGGTTCCTCGAATAACACTGAGGCCGCCATCAAATTGACCGCAGGTTTGTCTGCTGCGTTGCGATTAAACAACGCATCCGCGCAAGAATCAAAATCAGCCATCCTGCAATTCTCACAAGCGTTGGGTTCTGGTAGATTAAACGGCGATGAGTTCCGCTCTCTCATGGAGGCCGCCCCGACCTTTATGAAGGCTCTCGCGGATGGCATGGGAACATCGCTGGGTAGTCTCAAAAAGATGTCCTCAGAAGGCAAGTTGACGACCGAAGCCGTTGTTACTGCCCTTTCTGGTCAAATTGATGGTCTAATAGCAAAATCGTCGACTATTCCTCTAACACTTAGTGGGACTTTCGAGGTTATGAGTAACAAATTCAGCCTTCTTGCTGACGCCATCAATGAATCAACTGGATTTCTTGAAACTATCAAAGGTGTTATCTCAGGTGTCGGTGATGGTTTTGAATTTATAGCCAACTCAATCAAGACTGTCGGAGAAGTATCCAATCCGATACTTGTCGCGCTTAAAAATTCCATTGAGTTCATAGTACTAGCAGTAGGATCTTCTGTGGCGGCATTCGCTGCATTCACTCTTGGTGCATCGGTATATTCTGGTGCAATGGGTGTTGCTACTTTGGCGACTCGCGCATTGACAACGGCGATGATGGCTAATCCATATACAGCCGTGGTTGCGGCTATTCTAGGCGTAGGCACTGCTGTCTACACGATGACGGACTTTTTCAAATCATCTCAACCAGAAATTGATAAGTCCGCAATTTCATTGGCTGCATATAAGAAGCAATTAGAATCATTACCAAAAACTGCTGATCTACAAGCCAAGTTGAACGCTAAACCAGGATCATCTAGTCTCACTGGAATCTCAATTACTCAGGGTCTATATTCCGAGGATGATAAGCGCCAGCTTCAGGATCTTGACTCCAGACTGAATGCCATCTATAAACAACGTAGCGAATCATCTTATCCTGATGTGCTGTCCAATTTGTCACAAGAAATCGTGGTCATCAACGAGTTGAAAAACCGCCTCCAAGAACAGTATGTAATAAAGGCGCAGATCAACCTATTGGATTCTGGACAGGTCTACAATGACCGTCTCTCGAAACTGAGACAAGAAATAACCAGTCATCAGCAGATCAATGCACTATTGTCTCAAGGATATTCACTTCAGCGAGCAAAGGATCAACTTGATATTCAACGAGCATTCAGTGAAAATAACAAAGCACCAGTTGCCCCGACAATCAGTATGGACACTGATCAAAATGCTTTAGCTAAATACAAAGTACAGATGGATGAGTATATAGTGAAATACGCGGCATTTGATGCCAAGCGTAAGCAAATGCTTCAAGAATCTGTTGATTTACCCAAGCAAGCAGAGGATTTGCAAGCCAAACAGCAGAAGATCCTAGACTCAAGAAAACAGCCCAGCAAGCCAACCCAAGCTCAAAAGGATTCCAAATCTTTTGCAAAAGAGATCCGTGAACTCGAAGAACTGATTGACCTAGCAAAAACTCACGGTGATGTTGAAAGGGCGCGTAAGGTAATACTTGGGGCTAATTCCAGTGAGATTGAACGTCATATCCAATTGACTAAACAGTTAAAGGACATCGAACGTCAATCTGACCTAAAATATCAACTAGGTGAGCAACAATCAATCAACAATGCGCTTAATGTCGGCAAACTGTCTGAGCAAGCCATTCTTGAATACAAGCTGTCACAGGGTGAAATATCTAAGCAGACATTCGACATAGAAACTCAGCTACTGTCTTTAAAAACGCAACAGTCTTCTAGTTTCAGTGGAATGTTGGCAAATATTCAACGACAGTACGACTTGACACTCCTTGGATTGTCTACTGAACAGTCGAAGACAGTTGAGATGATGACGCAGTATAACATCCTCCAGGGGATGAGTAAAGACGATGCCTTCAAAAAATCTCTCGATGATTTGGCAATCATTGAGCAGAAATCTAGTGCTCTACAGCGTCAACAGGACATCGTTGCTAAAACGAATGACACCTTGAAGACAATCGCAGAGAGTGATAAAAATCCTTTGGCTGGCATGGATTTATCTGCGCTGGGAAGTTACCAAGATCCATTCAAAGGCATGGTAGAATCAATATCAAGACTGACCACAGCTACCGAGGACTACAACCGTGCTATGGAACAGGCCAAATTACAAGGCCAAGACGTTTCCAAAGTTCAAAAGTACTTTGCCCAACAGGAACTGAGTAATATTGCGGCCATGCTAGGTGCAACCAAAGGTTTCTTCAATGAGAAATCAAAAGGTTACAAGGTGCTACAGGCATCGGAGAGAACCTATAAGGCTTTTGAACTGGCGTCGACTCTGTACAACTCCTCTGTGAAAATTGGCTCGATGATCGAGGAAGGGTTACAATTCACCAAGACGATTGGGATGAAGGTTGCCGGTTTGATATTCGGATCATCAGTCGATACTGCAACAACTGGGGTAGAAGTAGCAAACGCAGGTGCAAGAGCTACGGCGAAGGGTATTGAATCAGCCGTCAATTCAGGTAAAGATTTGCCATTCCCCGCCAATTTAGCGGCTATGGCTGCAACTGTGGCCGCGATTTCGGCTCTAGGTGTCGCACTGTCTGGAGGTGGTTCTGGTGGAGGCTCAGTTCCATCTAAAGCCAGCGTTAGGGGTAATGGTTTTGGTACGGCTTTGGGTGATAATACCACATCATCAGATAGTATCACAAAATCACTAGATGGATTGTCTTCGATAAGCGTTGATCATCTTCGAATTTCGTCAAACATGTTATCACGCCTGACAGAAATCAGAGACAATATTGGTGGATTCTCATCGAGCATCTTCCAGACGAACGTCGAGCTTGGATCCAAGCTACGCCGTGTTGAAATTTCTGGTGGTAATATTGAAGCTGTCGGTGGTGGTGGTAAAGGATCTATAAAGTATACAGAACTGTTTAGTGAATACTTCTCCAAGACAGTTGCCGATTTACAGACTGTTTTCGAAGAATCATCCTCAAGTATCGGATTATCAATAGCAGATTCCTTCAATCTGTTGCCAGATATCGCCATAGGTGGTCTGCGTAAATTAAAAGGCGAAGAGCTTACCGATAGACTCAACTCAGTATTCAGTTTAATTGCTGATACATTTGTCGGACAGGGTTTGAAAACTGAAACCATATACACTGCCTCTAAGAATATCCGTGACCAACTTGGAAATATTATCGAGAAAGGTTCTCAGCTATCTCAAGAACAACTTTCTGGATTATCTGAGAATGTCAAAGAAAAATTAGTCGTTAGTGTCAAAACACCTCTAGATGGCTTTCAACAAGCGGGTGAAGGGTTATTCGAAACACTAACGAGGGTTAGTTCAGGCATTGAGGAGGCCAACTACTATCTTGGATTGATTAACAGAACAGCGATACAATTCGGTGAGATTCAAAATAAAAACGGAGACGTGGCGACGAATATTTTCAAGCAATCCATTGGATTGTCGGATGTTGATCAGGGGATTAAAGATATAGTTTCGACGTTCCAAGGTAGTATTTCTGATATAGCAGACCTGTATAACAACCTGGCGATGGTAGCCGATGGTCTTCGTGCAATTGGAAAATCGTCGGAGATAATCGGGTTCGATTTGATAAACAGTGCTGGTGGAGTAGACGCGCTGTCTGGGTACCTTGATAGTTACTTTGAGGATATTTTAAGCCCGACTGAACGATATGCTGAATTGCAGAAACGAGTTTCAAAACAGTTTAGTGACATCGGACTATCACTACCAACATCTGTTGCAGGTCTCAGAGATGTTATAAATAGTATCAATGATCCCAAATTACTGGGCAAAGTGCTGTCAATTGTACCGGACTTCGTCGATCTTCAAAAAGCATTCGAGGATGCCGCTGCAAGTGTTGGAAGGTCAATGTCAGACCTTGAGGATAATCTCAGACAGTCTTATGACAGTGAGAAGAATCGTCTCCAGAAGTTGATAGATTCATACACGACCCTTGAGAGTAGTTTGAAGGGATACTCAGAGACGTTGAGTACTACTGCTGCCATGCTTTCTCCATCTGAACTTCTTCGGACAACAGGGGAGAAATTCACCAGTACTCTAGAATTATCTCGCACTGGTAATGAAACAGCGTTGAAGGATTTATCTACTGTCTCAAAGGATTATCTAGATGCGGCGTCCAAGTATTTCGGTAGTTCGTCTGGGTATTTCGATATACTGGCAACTGTTAAATCGGGCGTTGATTCCTCTTCGATCGTGGCCGGTAATCTCAAGACGACATATCAGAGCCAACTTGATGCTATAACTGATCAGGTCGGAGCAATGATCGACCTCACAGACGGCATTCTATCTCTCGAAGAGGCTATTCGTCAATTCAATGAGGGAGTGACAACTGTAAGCTCACCAGTGAATCAGGGAGTGATTATCCCACAATCAACTCAAGCTGTTACCAATAGCTCGTCCGCGTCAATGGATAATTCTTCAGAAATCGTGTTGAAACTCACAGAGATATCGGCGAAGTTGGATTCAATAATTCTGGTTGATCAATCTGGATATACACAATCAATAGAAGTACTCAAATCTCTAAGAGATGAAGTAATGACGTTGAATGATACGACCAGACTCGGTAATATAGCGGGGGTTTAACCCCCGTTTTACACTAGGAGATAAATTATGTACACATGTAATATTGATAATACGCATTTCTTTTCTGATGAAGGGTTCATTGGAGAGGACGGTAGATATTGGGAGCCTCGATTAAAAAATCCAGCATTACTTAGAACCTCATTGATGGATGGGTTCTATGCCGGATCATCCACGAGTGACTACGGAGATGTTGTCCTCATGAATACCGATGGTCGTTTGTATTCACTGAAAAACGAGATCCTCGAAGGAAAACGGATTGAAATATATCAAGACGGTTCCTTAATGGTTGATTCGATAATCACTGGAGTATCTTACCAACAATCTACTATGAATTTAACAATCAAAGATCCATCGGCCATTCTGGGAGAAAAGTTCAGCAGTGATGTCTACCTCGGAAATAATGTACCCCCAGATGGTCTTGAAGGTGGGTCGAATATCAAAGGAAACCCAAAGTTGAAAATGCTAGGTAAAGTCTCGAATGTAGCAGCTATCCTAGTAAATTCAAGTAAGTTGATATATCATTGTGGTGGATTACCAACCATAGTTAGGGATAAGGGTGCTGAACTGACGTTCGAGGCAATCACAAGTGATTTGGAGAATTACGAACCGTCCGCTGGATCGTGGGCGAGTAGTGGTGAATATATTCGTCTAGGATCATCGCCAGTTGGAACAGTGACTGTGGATATTCACAATTCAATAAGCAATTGCGGAGACGTCCTGAAGACAGTAGCAAACCATTACGGTTTTTCATTGAGTGAAGTAGATCGCATATATATGAACTCAGTTGGGGTAATAGGAATTGACGCGACATCTCTTTCTGGTTTGGAAATAATCGACTTGTTATGCAAATCATCTTTTACTAATTGGTATATCATTGGTCAAGGATTGAAAATAAGTAGCATGGAGTCTTTCTTCGGTCAGGGTTATACGGCTAGTATTTCCAAGGACGATATCATAAATTTTTCAATCACGAAAGGATCATTGGGAATTGGCGGGGTGCCAAGTTGGAAAGTCACTGTTTCATACGACAATTTGCAGAGCACTCAGACAGACTTTCTTGGAATCGTTGATGACAATAATAGGCAACGGTTTTCAACCAAAAACCGTTCAGTGATTGTCAAAGACGATTCGTTGAAAAGTTCATGCCAAGTGTCCACTGAGATTGTATTTAACAGTTGTTTAAATTCTAGCGAGCAGGCTTTAATTCTAGCAGTCAAGATTCTCCAACTAGGTAGCAAAAAATTGTCAACGTACTCCATAACAGTCGATAGCTCCGTTGAGTTAAACTTAAACAACAGGATTTTGCTTGATTTAGCTATATACAATATAAGAGAAACAATTTTGATTACTTCAATTGAATATGATATCAAACGAAACCGAAAAATTATAGGAGGTGTTCAATGTTTGACAGTGTGATAAAAATTGGGCACACGAATCGCATCGAATCATTCAATTTGGTCGGCGGTAATTGGCATGAGAATTTGCCACTTGAAAATGTCAAGGACAAAATTTATAAAAAGCAAGCACAAAGCATTTCTGAAGTTGGGACATTCGATGTAGTATTCGATAGGGCACGGACATTTTCTTCATTTGCTATACTGAACCATAACCTGAAGCCTGGATCAACAATAACACTGAATGTCTACGATGACTTTGAGAAATCGACGATGATCTCTGCAAATACCTACCAAGTTCACGATGATAGCATCATGTTCGACGATTATCAATGGGAGGATAACAATTTCTGGTTTGGAGTATTCACCATTGATCCATACATGAAATTGAATAATAACTTCATTGTTTTCTTGAGTGAAGTAACTGCTACCGTTATCGAAGTCGTGGTCAATAATTCAGCAGGCGTTTTCCGGATTGGTCGGTTATTTATTGGGGAGACTTTTACACCGAAGATCAACATGGAATTTGGTGCAGGAATTGCTAGTAATTCTAGTACATCAGTGGAGGAATCCCTTAGCGGGGTTGAGTACTTCAACAAGGTCGATAGCCACCGAACACTTGAGTTCACCTTACCATCCCTAGAAAGCCATGAGGCATCTCTATTGTTATCATTATCCAGACGTGGTATCTCAGAAGAATTTCTGGTTTCTACTGGTGATTATACGAACCTCGTTGAATATTACAACCAAACATTCCCATGCCGCTTTGAGAGTGTCAACCCATTAACATGTAAATTTGTGAACAAATTTGCACAGTCTTTCAGATTAAAGGAGAAGCTATAATATGACAACAGTTTATTTCGATCCATCCGTTGGCGGAGATGGGTCCAGCGTTAGTGACGATACCAACCCAGCAACTGGTCTTGGTGCAGGCGGACATAAGACGAGATTTGTGCCAGCATTGAATAATATCGTTAGCATCGCTGCATTTTTACTTGATAATTTAACGAGTATCGACAAGGTATTCGCAGGTGTTAATCACGAAATCGGAGTTGATACTCCGCTGAATGGTCTTCAGGGATATTCACTGGATGATTCTGTTCTATTACATGGCCAAACTATGTTAAACGAAAACGGCATCTACTTGGTGAAATCTGGTGCATGGGTTCGGAGACCTGACGCAATTACAAGCGCCGACTTTAAAAATGGTAAGCTAATCCCAGTCGATAATGGAAAGGTATTCGTCACCGTTGTACCTAATGATTTTGCTCTTGGCATTGATCCTCTCGTGATATCAACGAGTGGTGGCGCAGGGTCGTTGCCGACTATTCTACAAAGCATTGCGAATTTATCTCCGACGTCTGCCTCTAAATTGATCAAGACGTCTGGTGTAGATACCGTTGGTGTAATTGATATCACGAGCGTCGGTGAAGCCATTCTAGCGCGTACTACTTCTCTAGAGGAATCATTCCAGAGTAAGAGCACAGCACTTGGCGAATTATCTACTCTAGCACTAACTGAGTATGGTAAATCACTGCTTGAATTGTCGAGCGGATCGTTAGCACTTTCCAGTGATATCGTAGCAAAATCAGGTGGATCATTCACTGGAACTGTCTATGGTGTCACACCAACTGCCGGTGACGATTCGAGCAAACTTGCAACAACTGAGTTTGTACAGGATGCCATAGCAGGTGTCGGTGGATCATATCAGGAATCGTTTGCACTTTATTCAAGGGTATCTAATGTCGTATTGAAAAGTGGTGGTAACATCGCAGGAGTTACGGACGACGCTTCGGGCATATACGTCACGTTCACGAGTGCTGCGGCTGATTTAAACTATCTCGTGTTCGTCGACATGAACGCATACATTACAGTCGGAAGTGATAAATTCTCTGTGCCATATTTGATATCTCGTAGGCTGGACGGTTTTGACCTAACATATCAAAATGGTGGCGGTGCGTCGTTTGATAATAAAGTAAGTATTAAAGTGATTTTCTAAGGAGGAATATTAATGAAAATCAACGAGCATTGCATCAAACTATTGAAACAGCCATCGACGGCTAGAGGAATAATCGTACTGCTTGGAGCTGTTGGCTGTGCTAATGTAGACATCCAACACTTGACAGACGTCTTGGGATTGTGCGCTGGATTATTGGGCATCGTGGAAGTACTGAGGGACGAGGAGGTCAAACGATGAGTAAATTATACAGCAAGTCGCTACGGTACCTAGGGGTCGATGATAAGGAACTGGTTGAGTTGATGGCAGAGTATTGTCCACGATTCGGAGTTGATACTCCAGAAAGAGTCGCGTGTTTCATCGGTCAGTTATGGGTTGAATCCAAGCTGAAAGTAGTAGAAGAGTCATTCAACTACGAGAAGATGCCACTTCTTAGGTTGTTTAAAGGGCGCATCACCGATGAGCAGGCCAAGGAATATTGTCGTTCATCAAAGCAGCGAGCCAACGAGGAGGCGATCGCCAACACTATCTACGGAGGTGAATGGGGTCGAAAAAACTTGGGCAACTGTTCGGATGGCGATGGTTTCAAGTTCAGGGGAAGAGGGTTCATTCAAGTAACTGGTAGAGCTAACTACGCCAAGTTGGACACGATCCTGAAATGGGGACTGGTTGATAATCCTGACCTACTTATGGAGAAGGGTAATGCCTTGGTGGCTGCTTTGATCTTTTGGCACGTCACTAATCGGCTGGGGGCGTCTTTGAATGATTTGTCGGACGTCATGGACGTTCGCCGGATATCCCTGGTGGTCAATGGTGGCCTACATGGAATGGATGAGCGTGTGAAGGTATCTAGGGGGTTGTATGAACATTTGGGAGGTACACTAAGATGAGTGAAGAATCAATAGAGGTAAGAGTCGCGGTGATGGATAATAGGCTGTCACGCTTAGAAGGAGCTGCATCTAAAATGGAAGAAGCGATTACTCTCATGGCGCGTGTTAGCGAACGTCAGGAGTCAAACTTGGAACGCCTGACGAAGTTAATTGAGCGTGTTGACAAGCACGAAGAGATGATTGACTCACTTCTCGTTAGCAAAGCGTGGATCAGAGGTGTGTTGGCCGTAGTTACATTACTAGGTACGGCAATTGGCGGAACTGTGGTTGTTGTGCTAGAAGTTTACTTGAATAGTGGAGTGCCTTGATGAGTATTTTGAAGTACATTTTGCTGGCGATGTTCTGCATTCCGATTATACTGGTACTGTGGATGGTTGGTTTATTTTTAATCATGGTGTGTTCACTGCCTCTCGTCATCAGAGGCTGTCTAGAAGCTGTTCACACAAAAGTGTATGGCTAAAAATTGGGGTAGATGACCTACCCCAATGATCCAATCAACTATTGGACAAACTATTCAGACAACAATTCAATCAAATCGTTCATTTTGGACAAATACCAGTGTGGCTGGGTTTCGAGCTGGTTACGATCCGAGGTGACGTTCTTGCCGTATTTCAAACCGACATCAGTGACTGTCCAAAAATTCTTCACTCCACTGCCGCGAGTAGAACTAGGACGTGTTTCTTGGCGGATTAGACCTAACTGTTGTAGTTTCTTATTGGCTGCTACTGGTGAAATATTCACACGACCTCTCTTCAATATTTCAGTAATTGACAAAGTAGGCTCGGAACTACCTGCGGCAACTGTCTGGGAGTCTATGGCGTATGATGGGAGACGGTTAGTAGATACTCCGTAGTCTTCGGCGAGTCCACGGAACAGGCTCAACTTGCCTGACTCAGACACGTTTAGACTGCGGTAGATAATATCAAGACCAGCCGCTGCCTCGTTGAAGGAGATTTTTGTGGGTTGCTGTTGTGGTACAGAGTAACTACCTGTTTTGCGTATTGAAGGCAGGACTTCACTCGTAACCCATTTCTGAAATGCTTTAGCTTCGGGTTTTCGACTCTTGAGAATGGCTGAATACAGACCAGACTCGTTGATGACCGTCATTTCTTGGTTTCCGCCAGGGGTACGCACACTATGTGTGTCCTTTTCGTCGTCATCCAGATTGCGTGTCATGTCTGGGGCATTTCGATAGTCCAGAATAGAGGCGACATCAGCCGCCACGAACCAAGGATTACCTTGATCATCTGTAACAGTGCGTACACTTAATTGGTTGAAGTTGAAAGTTGTCAAGCTCATATATACATCCTCATATAAGAAAACAGACATTATCAAAAATAACCAAGATTGTCAACCAGACAATCCAATAGCCCTAATCGACAGTTCATCGAAACGTTTATGTAAAGCATTTCTACGTTGTTCGACTGTGAATCCAAGGTTAATTAACTGTTCATCCATGCGTTGTAATTGCT